AACCGTACATCCGCATCATGCCTGCCGAAGGCGTTCAAGAATGGCTGCATGCCGAAATCCTCAGCGAAGACGGCAACCTGTATAACCCTGACCATGCCCAACTGCTGGAGGCCGATTTGTGCTTCCTATGGGCGTCGAATGCCTTTGATAAGAAGGGGCGAGCCGTACTGGGCCAGGCGGAAGAGGTAATGATGCGTGCCGGAGGGTGGCAAAAAGCCCGTATGGAGCAACAGATGTATGAATGGTTCGGGCGTATACCTGACTTCATCATTACCCTGGCGGCAGACTACTGCGCTCAGTGCTCAGATCTGGAGTTCTGCGCGCTGGTGGAGCATGAGCTGTACCACATTGCCCAGGAGACAGATGAGTTTGGCGCGCCGAAGTTCACGCGGGAAGGCCAGCCGAAACTGAAGCTGCGCGGTCACGACGTGGAAGAGTTTGTCGGCGTTGTCCGGCGCTACGGTGCCAGCCGTGATGTGCAGCAGCTGGTGGACGCTGCGAACAACCCTGCTGAGGTTGCCCATCTGGATATCGCCAGGGCATGCGGAACGTGCCTGCTCAAGCTGGCGTAATTATTGGACTGTATAGGACGAGTGGTGATTTATGGCTGCACTGAAACCTGATGTGAAGGCCTTCATCATTCAAGCTGTTGCGTGCTTCGATACCCCTTCTCAGGTAGTTGAGTCCGTCCAGAAGGAATTCGGCCTACATGTCACCCGACAGCAGGTCGAATCTCATGACCCGACAAAGGTCAGCGGCAAGGCACTGGCAAAAAAATGGGTTGAGCTGTTTCACGCCACCCGTGACCGCTTCCAGAACGAAATCTCTGATATCCCGATCGCCAACAAAGCTTACCGGCTGCGCGCGCTGGATCGTATGGCCACCAAAACAGAGGGGATGAAGAACTTTGCGCTGGCATCCCAGCTCATCGAGCAGGCTGCCAAAGAAGTGGGCGACGCCTACACCAATAAGCATAAGTTTGAGCATTCCGGGCCGAATGGAGGCCCTATCGAGAAAGTCACCATGAGCAAAGACGAATACAAAGCTGCGCGGCGGGAGATGCTGGAGGATGACGACTGCTGAGCAAAAGCTATTCGCCCGCCGCGTTGAATGCGTGGAGGATGGATTATATTACGCGCGCTACTTCTTTAAGCAGCGCACCGGCGGAAAGATGATCGTCGCGCCACATCACCAGGCGATCCAGCAGACGCTGGACAGGGTGATAGATGGCGAAATTCAGCGTCTGATTATTAACGTCCCGCCTGGGTACACAAAAACCGAGCTGGCAACCATCAACATGATGGGGCGCGGGCTGGCGCTCAACCAGCGCGCCCGGTTCATGCACCTGTCGTACTCCCACCAGCTGGCGCTGCTTAACTCATCGACCGCGCGCGGCATGATCAAATCGCAGGCCTATCAGGCCATGTGGCCTATGTCGCTGCGCGATGATGCTGACAGCAAGGCTATGTGGTGGAACGAGTTTGGCGGCGGCGTGTATGCATCGTCAGCAGCCGGACAGGTTACCGGCTTCCGCGCCGGGCACATGGAACCCGGCTGGCAGGGAGCGCTGATTATCGATGACCCGGTAAAACCGGACGACGCTTACTCCGAGATCGTCCGCGACGGCGTCAACAACCGCTTTAACGAGACAATCAAATCACGACTGGCGATCGAGACGACGCCGATGATTGTCATTATGCAGCGCATTCACTATCACGATCTGAGCGGCTATCTGCTGCGTGGCGGTTCTGGCGAAAAGTGGCATCACCTTAATCTTCCGGTGCTTATCGACAACAGCCAGTCCTACCTGGCGCAGTACCCGGAGAACACCCACGCTATCCCGATTGACCACGGGCTGCCTGATGGCTGGCTCTGGCCGTTCAAGCACAACGAGACACACCGCGTTTCCCTGTTTTCGCACCGGCGCACCGCTGAGGCGCAGTACATGCAGAAGCCGCGGCGTTTCAATGCGGAAGGTGCGTTGTGGAATGAGGCGATGATCAGCGCCGCCCGCGACCTGCAAATCCGTTTCGACAAGGTTCGCTCTGTAGTGGCCGTCGACCCGCAGGCAACTAACAGCGATGAAAGCGACGAATCCGGCATTGTGGCGGCCAGTGCGTATGGTTCTGGTGATAAAAAGCAGTTCTCTGTTGATGGGGACTATAGCGGCAAGTATTCACCGGCTGGCTGGGCCAAAAAGGCCATGTGGGCTTACGAAGAGCATGAGGCCGATGCGATCGTTATCGAAACGAACCAGGGCGGCGATATGGCCGAGGAAACGCTGCGTAATGCCGGGTACAAAGGTCGCATTATCCGTGTTCATGCCAGTAAGGGGAAATACGCCCGCGCTGAACCGATATCTGCGCTTTATGAGCAGGGCCGCGTTGCGCACAACGGTAATCTCTATGTGCTGGAAAATCAGCTGATGGAGTACGTGCCAGCCACTGCCAAAAAGTCGCCCGACCGTCTCGATGCGGCGGTTTATGCACTCACCGAACTCGGCGGCGCTCAGCCGATAGGCATGATGATTCCCAAACGTCTGCAAGGACGATAACCATAATTTATAATTAGTTATGTGCAGATGTAGCATTCGTAAGACGACTATCTTACTGAAGCTTAGATAAATCTTAAGAGGTTATGATGAACATCGAAGATCAAAAGCAAAAGGCCGAAGCGGATATAGCTGCTCTCATTTCAAAGAAAATTGCTGAAATACGTAAAAAGTCAGGGAAGGAGGTTTCTGAGATAGAGTTTATCCCTAATGAAACTATGACTGGTCTTGAAGGTTATGAAGTGAAAATTAAGCTTATCTGAATCACACTGTGAAAAAAGGTCGCTTCGGCGGCCTTTTTTATTGCCTTAACCCCACCAAACGGACCCCGGCATGAACAATAACCTTCAACTGGCCGTCAACCATGCGTTGGCCGATGCCAGCCTTGCGCGCGCCCGTATGCTGGCGGCTAACCCAACGATGGGGCTGGATGCAAAGCGCAGCACGGCGTGGTGCGAGTATGGCTTCAAAGAGGATCTGACTTTCGATGACCTCTACAGCCTTTACCGGCGCGGCGGCATCGCCCATGGCGCGGTGCGCAAAATTACCAGCACCTGCTGGCTCAGCAATCCGGAGATCATCGAGGGCGAAAAGACTGACGAGACGCGCAAGGTAACTGCATGGGAGAGCAAGGCGAAAGCCGTCTTTACCCATCGCTTCTGGCGCACCTTCGCTGAAGCTGATTTGCGGCGGCTGGTGGGCCGGTACTCCGGCATCCTGCTGCACATTCGCGACAATCTGGACTGGAATAAGCCCGCCATCAAAGGCAAAGGACTTGAAAAGATCACTGTTGCCTGGGCTGGCGCACTGGTGCCTTCTGTATGGGACACCGGGCTGAACTCCCGCACTTACGGGCAGCCGAAGATGTGGCAATACGTTGAACGTCTGCCGAACGGCAGTACCCGGCGCGTGGATGTGCACCCTGATCGTGTTTTTATCCTCGGCGACTATTCAGCGGACGCAATCGGCTTTCTGGAACCAGCCTATAACGCTTTCGTCAGCCTGGAGAAAGTGGAGGGCGGCAGCGGCGAATCCTTCCTGAAGAACGCAGCGCGCCAGCTGAATATCAACTTCGATAAAGAGATCGACTTCAGCAATCTGGCCTCGATGTACAACGTCGATGTCAATGAGCTGCAGGAGAAGTTCAACGAAGCTGCTGTTGAGGTTAACCGCGGTAACGATGCGCTGCTGACCACCCAGGGCGCAACGGTGACGCCGCTGGTGTCGTCTGTCGCCGACCCCGGGCCAACTTACAACGTTAACCTCCAGACGGCAGCCGCCGCGCTGGATATCCCGACGAAAATCCTTGTGGGCATGCAGACGGGCGAGCGGGCCAGTACTGAGGACCAGCGCTACTTCAATGGGCGCTGCCAGTCCCGGCGCGGCGATCTGTCGTTTGATATTGAAGACCTGTGCGACAAGTTGGTGCTGCTGGGCATTCTCGACGCGGTACCACAGAAGACGGTTATCTGGGATGACCTGAACGCCAGCTCCGGCGCTGAGAAGCTGGCATCCGCCAAACTCATGGCCGAGATCAACAGCGCTTCTGTAGCCAGTGGTGAGCAGCCGTTTACGGGCGAGGAAATCCGCG